CAACGAGCCGACTGAACGCACGATGGTCTCGCCTGCGGTTCTTGGGATGACCTATCATCCGGGCATGGCGTTGGATGACATCATTGTTGTCGATGAAGAGAACAGAGTATTCCGGCTTACCAGTCGTGACCCTGTACAGTTTACGGATACCGGTATGACTGTCCGCTTTGATGCACATACCCACACTACCAGAATGGATGCTGCTGTTATCGATGCCGGAAATATTGCGGCTGAGGCCATGCGTGTCGCCACTGCACAAGCCGCTACGACAACTGCTACTGTAGAACCTTTCTACTACAATCCGTTTGAAACGATTACTACCACGGACACCACGACCGGTGGCAACTGGCAGCAGTATTGGGTGAACCCAGCAACATGGGAGTACAACCCTACGGTTACTTTCCATGTAGATACAGCAGAAATCAACCACAGCGTATTCGACAGACTCACAGGTGGTGGCAGAAAAAAGAATCGTGTCAAAGAAGATGCGGAACTGTCCGCCGGAGACACCAAAGCAATGGATGAATTTCTTGATGGATTCGCCATCAAACAGAACCTGCAGCAGGCGTAAAGGAGGGTACCAATGGGTAAGGTAATTGTTCAGGACTTCACCTGTAAAGCGCCAATCACCATGATTGGAACGGAGGCTGGTGTCTGCTGGGGCGCCGATATTTCCGACCAGAAGAAAAACTATCGTCGAGGTATTGACTGCCTTGAGAGTGAACACGGAAGAACTTTTGAGTTCCCCGATGCCTATATGATTCTCGATGGCTACTCCGCACGGGTCATTCGTGAGTGGTACACCCACATTGGCGGTTCACCTACAAGATTGCAGGCAAGTACGAGATATATCGACTACGAACATGGCTTTGATTATGTCGTACCGCCCAGCATTGAAAAGGACGAAGCGGCGTCAGCCGGGTACAAGAAAGTCATGACGATTCTCCAAAATGCGCTTACCGCACTGGATGCGTTCGGCGTTCCCCGTGAGGACACAGCACTGCTGTTGCCGTTGGGAATGACTACCCGTATCGTGTGCAAGCACAACGCCAGAAATCTCATGGATATGTCTCATCAGCGGATGTGCTCTCGTGCTTATCATGAGTATCGAAAGCTGTTTGACGATGTATGCAATGCTCTCCGTGCGTATTCGGAAGAGTGGGCATATCTGGTTGACCACTACTTCATGCCGAAGTGTGAGTATATGGGCTTCTGCAAGGAGAAAAAGTCCTGCGGTAAGATGCCGCACAAAGAGTGAGGCTATGAAAAGCAAAATACGAAACCCCAAAAAGATGCGCCAGCTTATCGACTTCAAAGGCCTGGAGCTTGATGGTGGCATCTACCCAACAGACATTGACGGACTGATTGAACTGCGCAATCGTGAATACATAATCCTTGAAGTTAAACACCGTGGCGCCGCTGTCCCTTACGGGCAAAGGCTTGCTATTGAAAGAATGGTAGATGACTTCACAACGGTTGGGAAGAGTGCGGTCGCTATCATATGTGAGCACCAAGTCGATGACCCGGACAAGCCTGTTGTCGCGGCATACTGCAAAGTAAGAGAAATCTATTATGGCAAGGAACATATATGGAGGCCGCCGGACGGCTCCATCAATGTACGGCAGGCCATCGATTGTTTCTGCCAGTACGCAACACATAAAAAAGGAGGCTGATGCCGTGAAAATTATCGCTATCTCTGGCAAAGCACAGCACGGAAAGGATACAACAGCCGGGTTTCTGAAATCCACATTGGAAGCAGACGGCTATAAAGTACAGGTCGCTCACTATGCAGACCTGCTCAAATACATATGCAAGCAGTTTTTTGGATGGAACGGGCAGAAGGACGATGCTGGACGCCACATTCTGCAGTATGTCGGAACAGATGTCATTCGCACACAGAAGCCTGATTTCTGGGTCGATTTCATTATCTCAATGGCAGAACTCTTCCCTGATGCATGGGATTATCTGCTCATTCCCGACTGCCGCTTCCCCAACGAGATTGACTGCATTAAAAGTGCCGGACTTGATATGGTTCATTTGCGTGTCGTGAGAAAGAACTTCACAAGTCCGCTGTCCAAAGAACAACAGGCGCATCCGTCAGAAACCGCGCTCGACAATACAACGCCGGACTACTGGATTGTCAACGATGGTACGCTGAAAGACCTGCAAGAGCGTGTCATTGCATGGCTTACAGATTACACAGGCTTTCACCAGACAACATTCGATGAGTTGTAAGGAGGTGTGATATGCGTCATCTGACAATTCTTGTTGATATGGATGATACTATCGAGAACCTCGCTGAAGCTTGGGTCGCCTACCTGAACGCACGGCATCAAACCAGTACCAACCTTTCGGATATTACCGATTGGGATATTTCAAAGGCATTTCCTACCCTTACAAAAGAGCAAGTATATGCCCCTTTGTTTGAGGATGCCTTTTGGAGCTGGGTCAAACCAATGGAAGGCGCGTCAGAGGCGCTGCAAAAACTAATTGCAGATGGACATACTGTGCTGATTGTGACCACATCAAACTACCAGACCATGGCGGCCAAAATGGAGCAGGTGTTGTTCCACTACTTCCCATTCCTGACATGGAACGATGTCATCATCACAGCCCATAAACAGCTTATCAAGGGAGATGTGCTGGTAGATGACGGTATTCACAATCTGGAGGGCGGAGATTACTTCAAAATCCTCATGACAGCCCCACACAACCGCAATTATGACGCAGATAAAAACGGAATGTACCGTGTCAGCTCGTGGAGTGAGACTTATTCCGCTATTCAAGCACTCGCCTGTGCAGATTCCATATCAAAATGGCAGGATGACCCCGCTGCTTTCGCCGAAGAAGTCCTGCATCTCCAGCTAAAGCCGTATCAGCGGCTTGCCTTAATGCTTAAAGGAGGTCGAAACCGCATTGAAAATCATTCTCTATTCAACCGGTTGTCCCAAGTGTAAGGTGCTCAAGCATAAATTAGAAGAAAAGGGTATTGCGTACACAGAAAACGGCTCTGTGGACGAAATGCTGTCACTCGGAATCGTACAAGTTCCTGTTCTTAGTGTGAATGGAGAACTTCTTGACTTCCAAACAGCAAACCAGTGGGTTAATCAATACTAAAAGAAGGAGGACAAGAGTACATGAACATTCCACTCAAAATGAACCGGGACTTTGAAAAAGCGATGGCAGCTCTCAATGA